ACAAATGAGCGATTATACAATTCAAGTTAGCTGGTCTGGCAAAGATGCTCTAGCCGATTCTGACCCTAATAAAATTATTTCCGGTGCAGATTTTAACACTGAGTTTAGTGCTGTTCAAACTGCGGTAAACACTAAGTATGATTCCGCTGACCTTGGTGTAACTCTTCAACAGTTTGACGCTGATACAGCAAAGACCGATACGGCACAGACATTTACGGTAAGCCAGCGTGGGACTATCACGACGGACAATGACCTGTCGTTCGACCAGAACGCTACCAACAATTTCAAATGTACCCCCAGCGGCACAGGCACCCTGACGTTTACCAATCACACCGCTGGGCAGAGCGGCAACATCCTCCTGATTAACACAGGCGGTCATGCGATCAGTTTGGCGGCTACCACCAAGGGCGACGCTAACTTGGCTAGCACGATCAGCACCGCTGGAACCTACTGGCTCAGCTACTACGACGATGGCACTAACGCATATGTAGTCACCAGCACGGCGTTTGCATAATGTCGATTATTCAAGGCACATCTAAGTCGTCTGCGGCAACGTATGAAATCGATCAGTCGATCCGGTTTAATGACGACGATGCAGCATATCTATATAGAGATGTAGCTTCTGCTCCTACTGATGGTAAAAAATTTACCTATTCTGTTTGGATAAAACGTGGCGCTATTTCAGCAACCAGCTGTGGATTGTTAAGTGGCGGTTCTGGAACAAGTACAGGTCGTTGTGATTTAGTATTTACTGCTGGTGCTTCTACAGGTGATGGATCAAACTATGACGCATTAAAGTTTGATATTTATAGCGGAGGTTTTGATCAAACAAGATCATTAGCAAAACTGCGTGATCCATCATCTTGGTATCATATCGTATTTGTTTTCGACGCTGCAAATGCAACTGTAAATGATACTATGATTATGTATCTAAACGGTGATCGGCTAGAACTTGATAGCACCTCAGGCGTCCCAAACGTAGCAGCACTGGTAAATGCAAATGGTCAAAGGACAAGGATTGGCGCAGATGCTAGCAACACGCCTGTAGAATTTGACGGCTACATGGCTGAAATAAATATGATCGACGGCCAAGCACTAGCACCCACAGAATTCGGTGAAACCAACAGCGACACCGGACAGTGGGTGCCGATTGAATACACTGGCAGCTACGGCACCAACGGCTTTTACCTGAAAGGTCAAGACAGTTCTGCGCTGGGTGACGACAGCAGCGGCAACGGCAACGACTTTACCAGCAGTGGCTTGGCTGCGGCGGATCAGATGCCAGATACGCCGACTAATAACTTCTGCACACTCAATCCTGTAGAGCCTAATTGGGGAGGTGCTGTTACTTTATCAGATGGAAATCTTGCTATCGCCGGAACTGCGGCGACTGTATGGAATAACGCCGTTGCTACGTTCAAAACTTTACCGTCCACCGGTAAGTGGATATGGGCCGCAGAGCCTAACACATCTGGCGGTGGTCAGTGTGATCCGTGGATTGTAAATGAGACAGGACTAGCCTCACGCAATAACTACGTTTATGTGGATGCTAATGGTTGGGAAACGACGTTTGACAGTTCTTCTGTTCATACAGTTTTGAACAACGGCGCTTCACGAAATGCAAGTTTTACTTATGGGTCAGGTGATTTTCATGTCATTTGCTTTGATGCTGACTCAAAAAAATTGTGGTTTGGAGTTTATGATGTATCGGCAGGTACTCTGCAATTCCATGATGGTTCAACGGGTCTTACTGGTGATCCGGGAGCAGGGACAAATCAAACATATACTTTAACCGGCAATGAATTTTCGATTGGATTTGGAACGTATACTGGACGTGGTGGTAATGTTGATTTTGGGCAGTCTGATTTATTATCTCAAATTACCATACCAACAGGTTTCCTAACTCTCTGCACCGCCAACCTAGACGACCCAACCATTGCCGATCCTTCGGCGTACTTCCAGACAACGCTGTATTCAGGAAATTCTTCTACTCAAGAAATAAATCAATCAGGTAATTCGACTTTTGAGCCGGGATGGGTATGGATAAAACCGAGAGACGGTGCAGGTTACTCACATCAATTATTTGACCAAGTTCGTGGTGCTACAAAGCGAATCAATTCAGACGCAGCAAGCTCAGAAACTACAACCTCTGATACCCTAACAAGCTTCGACTCCGATGGTTTTTCATTAGGCAGTCATGTAAGCGTAAATCAAACTGGTAAAAATATGGTCGCATGGCAGTGGGCAGCAGACGGCACCAGCGGCAGCAGCAACACTGATGGAAGCATAACCTCTACGGTGTCAGCCAACACAACAAGTGGCTTCAGTATTGTTTCGTACACTGGCACGGGTGCTAACGCTACTGTCGGACATGGATTGGGCGTTGCGCCGTCAATGGTTATCTGCAAGCAGCGTAATGCTAGTAGGTCTTGGGTCGTTTACCACGAAGGTTTAACATCTGCGGCTAACGTCATTTATCTGAACCAAACAGTAGCACAAGCTACTGATGCTACCGTTTGGAATAGCACCGACCCTACTAGTACAGTATTTAGTGTTGGTTCTGCTAATGGATCAAATAGCAGCGGTAATGGAATGATTGCCTACTGTTTCGCAGAAGTAGAAGGCTTCAGTAAATTTACATCATACGAATCGAACTCCAACTCAGATGGTCCATTTATATATTGTGGCTTTCTTCCGTCATTCGTTCTGATAAAAAACGCAGATGCAGCCGAAGACTGGTGGATTCAAGACGCAGCGAGAGAACCACATAACGGTGGAAACATGGCTCGTATTGCGCCAAACAGCAGCGCCGTTGAAGCTGACAATGTTGCTTGGTTCGATTTTGTTAGTAACGGACTCAAGGTCAGATACAACGCTGGCGGAATCAACAGTTCTGGCACACATATTGTAATGGCATTCGCCGAAACCCCATTCAAAACAGCAACAGCCCGATAGGAGGCATACATGACATCAATTTTTAAATGCTGCCACGGGCAGACCATTCGACCGGGCAAGGCGTGGACCGACGGAGACGGCGTTCAGCACCCAGCCAGTTGGCATACCTACAGCGCAGAGCGCAAGACAGAGCTAGGCATTACCGAGATCGTGCAGCAGCCCGCACCGGACAGCCGGTTGTACAACTGGAGTTACAATGACGACGGCACGGTCAACAGCACGGCTAAGGCGCTGGACGACGTGAACGAGGTAGACGACAACGGCGATCCGATCATGGAAGACGGCGAACAGGTCGTTACCAAGGGCGTCAAGACGAACCTAATTGCAGAAGTCAAAGCGCAGCAAGGCGCGTTGCTTGCTCAAACTGACTGGGCCGTGATTCGCAACGTTGACACTGGCACAGCGGTGCCTGACAACATTGCAACCTACCGTGCAGCAATCCGATCCAAGGCCACCGAGATGGAGACGGCGATAACTAACGCTGCCGACACTGACGCCATCGCTGCGCTGTTTGTGACGTATACGCTGGAAGACGATGGCAGCACCACTAAGGCTGGCATCCTGTACGACTGGCCTGAGCTTGAAGAATGATCGGTAAGATAGTAACCCTTTCTCTTCTTACTATATTTATCATAGCATTTATGATACGTTCTCCTTCTGCACAAGAAATACCTTGTATAGGAAAAGAAGAAAGTAAAATATTTGAACCTTCTGAACTGGTTCGTGGTTACGGAATTAGAGAAGGAGCTTTGATTAAACTGTCTGTTACTTCTGAAGGACACTGGATTCTTACACTATCTCCTCCTGAACTACAGGGTGCAGTTTGTCTAGTTTTTATGGGAACAGACTGGAAGTTTGTAACTTCTAAAGCTACTAAAGAAGAGGTTAAGTATGGAAGGAGCGATTGATTTAAGAACCGTATTAACCTTAGGAGGGGTCTTGTTTAGTGTAGCTGGAGCCAGTGCTGTAGCTAAAATGCAAATAAAACAACTATCAGAAGCTTTAGAAGACGTAGAACAACGTCTAAGAAAAATGGATAGCAGGTGTGACAAACTTAATACCTCTACAGAAACTCAGGAGCAACGCATAAATATTCTTGCTAAGATGGCTTCTCCAGAAAACCTTAGACGAGATCACATGCAACTAGCAGAAATGCTAACTAATGTTAAACAGCTTGAAAAAAATTATGACCGGCTATATGCCATGCACAACGGCAAACATCCGCCAGTAGCCAACGAAAGGAAAGCAGAATAATGTTAAGCTTAGTAGGATCACTTCTTGGGTTTGCTACTTCAACCGGCCCCGGTCTTTTTAAGATGTACATGGAAGGCAAGCAGGATGTCAGGGACAAAGAGCATGAACTTAAGATTATGGCTCAACAGTCTCAGGATCGTAGAGATGAAGCTGTAATTACCAGTGTAGGTGAAACTAACATAGCGGTACATAAGAATGCCGATGAACACGCTAAACGTGCTAGTCAGTGGGTAGTCAACCTGTCTGCTACGGTACGTCCTTTGATTACCTACTTTTTCTTTCTTGAGTTTGTCCTTCTAACTTTCCTATCAGCCTTCGGTCTTATTAGCGTAGAGTTGTTTGACAAGCTGTGGTCAGATGAAATCGTAGGTATCTTTAGTGTCATCATCAGCTTTTGGTTTGGTCAACGTCTGGTTAGCAAGTGGTCTAAATGATAAACAAGAAAGGTCTGGAGTTAATCGAAAGCTTCGAAGGTTTTCGTTCTGAACCTTACAAAGACGTAGCTGGTATCTGGACAATAGGTGTAGGATCAATATACGGACTAGACGGAAGCAGAGTTACCAAAGATCATAGGCCGGTTACAAAAGAAGAAGCGTTTGGTCTGATGGAACGAGACTTGAAGACAACGGTAAACAGGCTAGGAAACTTAATTAAAGTACCAGTAAATGAAAACCAGTTGGCTGCTTTAGCTAGTTTTGTCTACAATATAGGATCAGGAGCATTTCAACGAAGCACAGCAAGAATGAAGCTGAACAGAAAAGATTACTTCGGTTGTGCTGATGAGTTTCTTAAGTGGAAGTATGCAAACAAAAGAGTTATTCCCGGTTTGCTGAGAAGAAGAGAAGCAGAGCGGCAGCTATTTTTAGATGAGGAATTAACTGATGAGCTATAGGACTGTCATAGACAAGGTTTTAACGAGGCTTAGAGAGGACACCATTGGTGCTGATTGGGTTGGGGCTATCTCCTCTGCATCTGAAGTAGATGACTATCAGAAGCTTATTGGAGAGCTTGTAAACGAGGCTAAAGATATTGCCGAGGATTCTTGGAACTGGACTGCGTTACGTTCTGTTGAAACAGTAACTACGGCAGCTTCTACAGCTACCTACGACATGTCTAACGTAACCGACAGGACACGTATCTTGCAGGTTATAGACAACACCAACGATAACAAACTAAAGCAGATTAGTGACTCACACTTCTACAATCTGACTTACATCGGTGATACTCAAACTGCTAACCCCAGCTACTACCGTTTGAATGACAACGACATCTCCTTCTGGCCTACTCCAGACGCGGTGTATGACATCAAGGTACACGCAGTTATTCCTCAGGCTGATCTTACGTTAGCTGCGGATACCTTTACTCTTCCTGAAAATATAATCGTTCTTGGAGCTTACTCACTAGCTCTGGCAGAACGTGGAGAAGACGGCGGTACAACCTCTGACCTTGCTCTACGACGCTTTCAGCAATCTCTTGGAGATGCTATTGTACAAGATGAAAACCGAACTGTAAACGAGACAACGTGGTATGCCAGCTAAACCAGTTACCCCTGTAATCCTGAAGGGTATAGGTTCTAGGGGACTTAATACCCAGACCCAGAGTTCTACGATTGGTCCTGAGTTTTTGACTGAGGCTAATAACGTAGTCTACGATTTAGAAGGTCGTATGGGTCCAAGGAAGGGTATACAACAAATTACAACTGCGGTAGCATCTCCTGTAAAATCTATAGGAGAGTTTGTTAAATCTGACCGTACTAGAGAGTACTATGCTGGTTCTGGAGCAACCGTTGTAAAATTGAACTTTGCTACTAATCCAGATACTCTGGTTACTCAAACTTTCTCAGGAACTCCTCAAACCATTACCGATAGTAACTGGCAGTGGATAAACTTTAACGATGAGTTTTGGGGTGTACAGGCAGGTCATAAGGTTATCAATTTCGATGGAACAACTTGGAAAGATATTGATGAC